GGTAAATTACAAATGAAAAGAGAATTTTTAAAAGAACTTGGTCTTACTGATGAGCAAATCGATAAGATTATGGCTGAAAATGGGGGCGATATCCAAAGGGAACAAGAGAAACTAAACGAGAAAGTAAAAGAGCTTGAAATTGTAAGCGGTCAACTTAAGGAAGCTAATAAGACTATCAAATCATACAAGGATATGGATATTGATAAGATTAAGCAGTCATCTGATGAATGGGAAGAAAAATACAACAAGGCTATGGGAGATTTGAAAACAGAAAGAGAAAGTAATCTGCTTGACAAATTACTATCTGCTGTAAATACTCACGACGCAGATGTAGTAAAAGGATTGCTTAAAAAAGAAGAATTAGTTTTTAAAGATGATAATGTGCTTGGTCTTGATAAGCAGATAGAAACGCTTAAAAAGGACAAGCCTTATTTATTTAAAGAAGATGAGGGAGCTAAAAAGACACCGACTTTTACATCTTCTGCTAAAACAGGAGCTGCAAAAAGTGGAATATCTAAAGAGCAGTTTGCTAATATGTCATATTTTGAAAGATTAGAACTTAAACAAAGTGATGAGGCTCAATATAATGAGCTTGTGAAAGGAGAATAATTATGCCAACAGGAGTAACAAAATTAAATAATTTAGTAGATCCACAGGTACTTGCTGATATGCTGATACCTGAACTTGAAAAGAAGATAAAACTTGCACCAATTGCTGAGATTAATAGAACTTTGCAGGGTAATGCAGGTTCAAAACTTACAGTACCTAAATGGTCGTATATAGGTGAGGCGTCAGATGTGGCTGAGGGTACTGCTATACCTATCGAACAACTTGGTAAAACTGAAAAGGAAATGACTATTAAAAAAGCCGGTAAAGGTGTAGAGATTACAGATGAGGCTATGTTATCAGGATATGGAGATCCACTTGGCGAGGGTACAAGACAACTTGCTGTATCAATTGCTGACAAGATAGACAATGAACTTGTTGTAGCTCTTGGCACTTCTACTCAGACATCAGCGGTTACAGGCGGACTTACTGTAGCTAATCTTGACAAGTCTCTTGCTGTATTTGACGATGAAGATGATGAGCCTGTAGTGCTTGTATGCAATCCTGCTAATGCTATGGAGCTTAGAGCGGATGCAGGTAAAAACTGGTTATCAGGTAGTGAGTTAGGTGCAAATAGGATAGTAACAGGTGCTTTTGGTGAGATACTTAATACTCAAGTGCTTAGAACAAGAAGAGTGGCAAAAAATACTGCTTATCTTGTTAAAAAAGGTGCTTTGAAGCTGCTATTAAAAAGAGATACTATGATTGAAACTGATAGGGATATAGTAAAGAAAACAACAGTAGTAACTGCTGATAAGCACTATGGAGCATATCTATACAATGATAAAAAGACTGTTAAGATAACTATATCATAGGAGGTACTTATATATGAGTATGTTGCTTAGGAGATATCACGATAAAGTAAAGGAAGAGCCTGAAAAAAAGGCTCTTTCAGATTTAAGTTATGATGAGCTTAAATCATTGGCTAAGGATAGGGGTATTGATGATTATAATAAGATGAAAAAAGCTGAACTTATAGACGCTTTAAAGGACAGTGAGTAAGATGTTAAAGGTTTATTATAGCTACTATAAAAATGAATATGGTGGAAAGTTAAGTGAGGGCGAGTTTCGTCCTCTTTGCATTTCTGCTTGCTCACTTGTTGATATGTACACTTTTAATCGAATAAAGTCTGATAATGTCATAGACGAGGTAAAAAACGCTGTATGCGAGCTTGTGGATTTTATAAGTAAACATACAGATGAAAAAATCATAAGCTCTGAGAAAATAGGTCAAGGCAGTGTTACTTATGATACTAAGTATGAAAAGAGCCTTGATAACTCAGCTTATGATATAGTAAGAAAACATTTAATCCATACTGGGCTAATGTATAGGGGTAGGTAATATGTTTTTAAATAGTGATATAACTATATACAACAAAATCTATGACGAGGATAAAGGATATGACATATATCAAAGAACAGTAATAAAAGGCGTGCATTTTGAAGATAGTAAGGGAGCTAATGTCATAAAATCAGGTCTTGAAAATGCTGATAGAGCTTTCATATATGTACCTTTTAAAGCTGAGATGTCAAGACAGTATATAAGTCCAATTGAGTTTAAAAAGCTTGATAACAAATCAAAGTATTTCACTTTTGAAAAAGGCGATAGACTTATTAAAGGTGATATTGATTTTGAGCCGACTACTGAAAAAAGTATCGATGAAAACTATGATGCCTTTACAATTACAAGTATCGATATATTTGATTTTGGTAGTGAAAATATGAGACATTTTGAACTGGGGGCGAGATAGATGGTTATTATATTTGATAATTTAGAGCGTATGCTTGCAAGGCGTAATCTTGAGACTAACGGCAAAGTTCAAAAATTCATTGACAGCGAAGTAATAAGACTATCTGAGCCTTACACGCCTTTTGATACAGGTTATTTGAAAGATGACGCTCCTGATATTGGAACTGTAGTCGGTAGTGGAAAAGTAAAATATAAAGCTCCTTATGCTAGGCGTCAATACTACGAAAACAGGGGTAACGGTCAAAGGGGTAAGATGTGGTTTGAAAGAATGAAAGCGGATCACAAAGATGATATATTAAGAGGTGCGTTAGAGGTGGCTAAAAAATGATAGATGAACTTAGGGACTATATAAGGTCTTGTCCTCTTATCAATAAGAAAAAGAAGTTGTATATCGACTATCTTGGTACTGATACAGGCGAATACACTATCGATGTTATGCCAAATGAAAGTATAGTGAAAAAATATGCTGACGGCGGAAGTCTGAGAAAGCTCGTATTCGTATTTGGTAGTAAGGAGTATTATGGAAGTGATATCAGGACAAATATCGAAAATAGCGGATTTTATGATAAGTTTCAAAGATGGATAGAAGAACAAAATGAAATAGGAAATTTGCCAAATATCGAAAATGTGCAAAGTGTTAATTGTGTTACCTATGGCTATCTGTTCAATACGGACGGAGCAGATAAGGCAAGGTATCAAATACAAATGGAAATGATATATTATAAAGGAGCATAAAAAAATGAAAATAGCAAAAAGAAGTGATAAAGTAGCCTATCTTGAAGTACCTAATACAGGTGGTTCAGGCTCTAAATTTTACAGAATGACAGGGTTTAAATCTCTTTCTAAGAAGATGAATCCTAAAGAATATTCAAGACAATATGTCGATGAGGCTTTTGAGACTACTGATATAGTAGGTATGAGTATATCTCAAGATTTTGAGTTTGACCAAATACTCGACTCTCCTCCTCATAAACATATCATAGATATAATAGATAGTGAAAAACTCGGAGCGGATGCAATAGTCAATATTGTACAAGTTGACTTCACGCAAAAAGGAGCAACTGACGGAGAGTATGTAGCTGTAAAAAGAGCTTTTGCGATAATACCTGAGTCATCAGGAGATGGTACAGAAGCATACACATACACAGGAACATTCAAGGTAGCAGGTCAATCTGTAGTGGGTAAGGCTACTACAAATGATAAATGGGCTACTATTGAGTTTTTGTCAAAACCAGGAAATTGTATTAGGACCATGTTCGCTACTCACTACCACGAGCTAACGGTTCTCGAAAGTAAATACGCAAACGTTAAAAATCTATCTGTTGCCGTAAGTGAGCAGGGAAGTGATATTGTATTTCTCCACAAGATATCTGAGCAACCTGCTAGTAAAAGCTACGGTATTCATGTTGCAAAAATCGCTGGGGTTCCTTCTGAAATCCGAAAAAAGGCTGCTTCAAAGCTCAGAGAACTTGAGTCTGCTTCTAGTTCATCACCACTATCTAGTGATCAGATATCATTCTTTGGACAGAGTATTGTAGCAGATGACGAGAACGAATATGAAGAAATTATCGATGAAATTAAGGATATAAACCTTAATAACATCACACCGATGGAAGCAATGTTAAAACTGAAGGAAATCCAGGATAAAGTAAAATAGAAGGAGTTACTATGATTAGAATTCTCGATGAGTTTATAGCAGATAAAATAGCTGCAGGTGAAGTCATTGAACGCCCACTTTCTATTGTCAAAGAGTTGATTGAGAACTCTATTG